TGATAACCGTAGACCTGAAGACCACGGATGATGTTCCCGAAGGTCGTCTCCGAACGGATGGTCTCCATGTTGGTCATCTGCGACGCGAAGGTGAAGCCCATCTTGTGCCCGGCAATCAGGTTGTACTTACCCGACGACACAAGCAGGTTGTGGCTCACGTACACGGTGAAGCGGTCGATCATACCGAGGCGACCGTTGCGGACCACCGAGACACCATCGCCGGTCAGCGAGGCGTCCTTGAGTTCCGACTTCTTGATCAGACCAGCCATCTTGGCCGGAATGACGAGGAAGCGGTCGGCTTCCGGAGCGTTGGCTTCGTCGAGCACGGTGCCCATATCGACGATCAGGTCGATCACCGAAGTGGTGCCGCCAGCGCCGTCCTTGCTCACGGTCAGCGGAGCGCCGGTCGTGCCAAGGTTGAACGAAGACGACTGCTCACCAGCGGTAGCGCCCTTGTTGGTCGCGGCGATGTCCGGCAGGATGTCGGTCAGCACGCGCTGGTCGATCTTGATCTTCATACGCTCCGAGGCGTCCTTCGACCAAGTGTCCATCAGGTTGATGTCCGACTGCACCTTATCCACGTCGTCCTCGACGCAAGCGAAGTATTCGCCCTTGTCGATCACAAGCTGAATCTTCGGCTTGTCGGGGTTCTCGACAGTCAGAGCCTGACCCTTGACGTAGTCGCGGATCGTGATCTCCGGGGTGGTGCGGATGTTGACGGTATCGCCGAACTGGCGGATTTCGCCCTCGTAGTCGGTGTTCGAGATCGCTGCGAGCACGGTGGCATCGTAGAAGTTCTCGATCAGCTTGCCCGACCAGATTTCGGGGATGAAGTTACCCGAGTAATTCGGGCGACCGGGGGAGACAGGATACGACATGAAAAGTTCCTTCTAATCAAGCAGTAGCGACAATGCGGTTTTCTCGTTGCGCCGCAAAGATGTCGCGTTCGATACGATCCCGCTCCTGCTCTCGACCCTTGTACTTACCCGACCGAACGTCATCGAAGAACTTCTTGATATCGTCGGGCGTGTAGGTCTTGGGCTGCCTAGTGGTAGCAGCGCCGGTGCCGCGTGAACGACCCGGAGCTACCTGCCTCTCAAGCTCGGCAGCAGGTTTGGGGGTGGATTGAGCAACAGTGGCCTGTCCAGTAGACTCCAGCCAAGCGCGGAAGAATGCGCTCACCCGATGGGCATCGAGCGAGCGTTGGGCGTCTTCGAGGTACGTCTGGCGGTTCACGCCAGTCAGCGGGTCAGTCTCCAACAACCAAGACTGGAAGCCTTCGTTGTCATTGACCTCGCGCCAGTCGGGCACGTAGTTGGTCAGATCAGACCAGAACTGCTGTTCCGCCGACATCTGCTGACGCTGAGACACCGCTTGGACTTGCGGCACCACGGTCGCCTGCATCTGCTGGAGGAGGCCCTCGATCTGCGCCAGACGCTGGGCCACGGGGACAAGTTCCTCGCGGCTCACCTTGCGCATCACATCAATCGACTCGCCGTACTCGTCAGCCTCCTGATCGGAGACATAACGCACAGGCGCGGCCTCCGGCTCGGGTTGGGTAGACGCAGTAGACTGCGATTGTGAGAGCGTAGCAAGCAGTTGTTCCATCTGCTGTACGCGCTGCTCCAGTTCGGACTTCTGCCGAACCGTCGCGTTGTACGACCCCTGAAGGGAACGCCACCTCTGAGCATAGGTCTCAGAGTTCTCATCTTCCGTATCTGACGCACCGGTAGTTTGCTCGCCTGCCGGTGCCCGAGCAGCGTCGTCGTTCTCAACCTCGTCAGCCTGTTGGCCCATGTCTTCGCCGCCCACAACTTCATCCTCAGTCGGGGTACCCCCCGCCGGTGCGGCGTCGTCGTTAAGCTGCTTGTACAGTTCCTGTACGGCTTCGGATTGTCTACGAACTTGCTCTGGAATTGCCATGTTAATTGCTCCAATCTGTGAGCTTGATCAGTCGGCTCATAAGTCAGCCGCTAGGTTGGGGGCATCGTTGGCGAACTTGGTGAGTTCACCCAGCACTTGGCATCTGCCCTGATAGACACCAGTGTTTTCGACGGCAGAAGGTAACCGACGAAGCTCGCTCATCTCCCACTCACGCAGCCAGTCCAGAAGGACAGGGAACTGCCTGACAGAAGCGGCGAGCGCCTTGGTTACTTCGGGGGTCGGACGGATCATGCCGCTGCCCCTCCTGCACGACTCATGACCGTGTTAGCCTCCATCCCACCTTTGGGTTCTCCGGCAGGACCAGTCTCGGCAGGCGCACCCGGTTGGGTCTGCGGCGGCATCGAAGCCATCGCGAGCGCTGCCTGTTGCTGGTCATACGCGGAGCGTTCCCGAGAGGGGACGACTTCATCCACGGGCATCTGCAACCCTTTAGCCACTTCACGAAGAATCGCGGCGCGGCCATCCTTACCAATGATCTCGATGTCGAACGGATTGGCGGTTGCGTTGAGGAACTCGATACGGCGGATGTTGACGGTCTCCTTGACCGCGAGATTGATGGCACCCTTGGCCACCACCTCGACATCGCCCTTGATGGACTCGTCCTCGTCGTAGCGCATGTTGTAGACGAACTGCCGCTTGACGATGGGTTTCACGATGTCGCTGTCGATGTGCATGACGACCTGACGTATGCCTTTACCTGCCGCACCCATCAGCATCGAAAGACCCGACGAAGTACGGCCTGCCCCCTGCACATTCAGGTCGCCATACACATAGGCCGGGATGCCCGAGTGATCGTCGGCAAGCCGAGAGAACCTCTCATAGACCGCCATAAGCTCACTGGCACGGGAATCCGGCTGCGTGAAACGGATAGCTGGCGCGGACGAACCAACGGGGTCGTTGACTGTCTGCCAGATTTTCCAAGGAGAAAGCTGTGTGATGTCCTCGTTGGGCGGAATGCGGTCGAGGTTAAGCTCAACCTGCGGACCCGAGGCGATCCCCATGTTGTTCACCAGTGCGCGGGCAGCCGCGTTGCAGACACCCTGAAGGTCCTCGATGATCTCGGGGATACCCTTACCCCAGAGCGCGCCGGGGCACTTGATGAAGCTGGTCTTCGAGTAAGGCTTCTCACCCAGCGGGTCGTAGTTGAGCACCGCCTTGATGACGTAGTTACCCACGAGCCAGACGTTGGCGTCGTACTCCCGAGCGGAGTCAGGGACCTCGTCCTCGGTCATACCCCACTCGATGAGCATCTTGCCGCTCACCTTACCCCAGAACTCCAGCGCGTCGAACTCGGTCGTCGGGCGCATGTAGCTATAGTACTTGCGCTCCTCCTCGTCCTTCTGAAGCTCCACGTCTTCCGCAATCCACGACTGACCGTTACCGATCTCAAGGACCTTGCGGATCGCGTCGTCGTCGTAACCCGGCACGCCGATAAGATCAGACAACTCGGTGCGGGCAAGCCGGTGGTGCTCGAAGAGATACCCCTCGTGGATGTTGCCGATGCCCGGCTCAGGGTAGATGCGGAACGGATCAACGCGCTCGTACTCAGGACCAAGCCGCTCGATAGGCTCGACCTGCGTCCGCCCATCAGGGGTGGTGCGCCATCCCAACGCACGCTGCCGACGCACAATCGGCCCCTTGATGAAGGCAGCCGGGAACGTCACCAGATCGGTGATGAAGTCGTTGAACGCCGTGTCCCACCCACCGATCTGCGCGGCTCTGGGTCTGCCGCAAAATGGCGAAGCGATAGTCCTGACTGACCATCTCACGCAGTTCAAGCATCTGCTGCTTGGACGGAGCCTGTCCGGTATTCTGCACGATCTCCAGCACCTTCTCCGCGAAGGCACCCTGCACCTCGGCAGACTGCGTAGGAGAGAGGTCCGGGATCGGCGTAGCCTCAAGGTCCCACGGCGGACCGCCACCTTCAAGGAGAATATCGCGCAGCCAGCTTTCGGCGGCACGACACTTCACCTCGGTGATCATCATATAGACTTCGGAGCCGCCCTGCGCCCTGATCTGCTGGAGCTTGTCGGCCTCGTACTCACCATTGCGTTGGCGCATGGCGCGCAGCATGATCTGCTCGATGGGACGCTTGGCCATCTCGGCCACGTCCCAACATTGCCGCAGGTACCCCGTCAGCCCGAGAATGACCGGTTGGTTCTGGCGCTCCTGCAAGGCGCGCTCAGTCGCTTCCTTCTCCTGACGAGCAAGCTCGTCATTCCCGACAACACGAAGGAAGGTTAGTCCAGCCATGTATCAGTAGCCCTTGCCAGCCTTCTTGACCGCCTTAGCCTTAGCCTTGGCCTGATCGACCTTATCGGGCATCCACATGGTGTCCTTGCTGACGATGTCCATCGCATGGTCGCATGAGTAACCCTGATTGACCAAATTGGCAGCGGCGCGAAGATTGATGCCTGTCGTCAGCGCCTTGGTCTTGCCCATGCCGTACTCGTCGGCCTGTTCGCTGATAGCTTCCATGTACAGGTCGCCACCGGTTTTGGTCTTGGACCCAATCCGCGTACCAAGCTTACCATACACAGGCTTCTCTGCGCGAATACCCGACGTGTCCATTTTGGGGTTAGTTGAGTAAATAGCCACGGCGCACCTCATGAGATATTTGGGTATGCTTACATCGTTTGCTCTGTGTTGACAACCATAAGGCCGTTCTCGGCAATGATCGTCGCGAAGTGGTCGGTGTAGTCCGGCCAGAACGAATAGATCAGCGCGGCCATCATCGCGTCATAGGTCGCTTGGTCGATGCCAGCCTCGGCCACCTGCGGAGGGTAGTAGCCCGTCTCGACCATCTGCTGGAACTCGTCGCCCGCCCATGCGTGAAGGCCGTAGTGGGTCGCAGGCTCGCTGCCGTCAGCAGATAGAGCCACGCTGTAGTTGTTCGGCCCCCAGCCCATAGCCTCGGCCACGGCGTTACCCGTGGCGACTTGGTCGATGGGGAGGATCAGGACAGTGGAAAGCATCAAAAAGCACCCGTCTTGGAGTTAACGAAGGTCTCGGTCTGCGTGATCTGGTCAGCAGTGAGGTTCGGGCCGAAGCGCATGACAGTCTGGTAGACGCGCCCGTTGTAGGGCAGTGTGGTGCCTCCGCGCCGACCGATGTAGTGGGTGTAGGTGAGGAAGTTGCCGGTGCCTTGGTCGGCGGTGTTTTGCGCCACCTGTGCGCCGTTGATCCGCGCGGTAAGCGTGTCACCCGCGATGTCAAATAGCCCCGTGGCCGTATTGGTAATCGGGGATGTGTAGGTGGACACTATAGTGCTGGATGGCCTTACGCCGCCGCCTGACCTGAACCCGTAATTTGCGCCTATGGTGTCAGGCGCGGAGAGGTAGAACGACCCTGCGTTTGACTGAGTGGTGGCGCTGCTTTCAACCAAAATCCCAACCGCAGCATCACTCAGCTTCCGCACCCCAGCGAACACCTGCGCCTTGTCCACCGCGCCGGGGTTGATCGTCGCAGCGGATTGCAGCCAGTCGTCCGTGCCGTCGAAGGCGACGTAGTAGCAGTCAGGGACACCCGCCTCGGTGACGTTCCACTGATCGGTGACGCGCTGGTAGTCGGTGGCGGTGGAGCCGTTTTCGAGTTGCGCGCCCCAGATAAACAGCGATGTTGTTAGAGTGTTGGTCTCAGCGCGCACACTGGTAGTGGAAGTGACAGGCACTACGCGCCCGCCTTGCACAGTTGTAAGTGTAGTAGAGATAGAACAGCGGAACCAACCATTACCTACGTCCGTAATAGTGGGTGTGCCGTTCGTGCCGCCACTCCCGATAACACCACTAGACAGATCGAAGTTAGCCCACGAAGCGGCGGTACCATTAAACAGAAGCTGCACGAAATTCTGCGTGTCGGCCTTCACGTAAACAGAAAAGACTCTGCCCACTCCCGCCGAAGCAACAGTTTCCTGTACAGAACGGAAGGTTGCGGCACCGCCCGTACCGGTCAAACGGTCTGCTGTCACTGTGCCGTCGGGCGCAACGGTAGCGTCGGGGGTGATGGTAACTCCCGTTTTAATCCACGACGCGTTATTAAACTGCTCGGTGTAAACGCTCAGGTTCCTGCGCCCGCCAGCAGGCTCGACCCCGAGGATGGGACGATTGCCCGCCGTGGCTTGCAGGAAGTGGTTGCCCGGGACTTCCTTAATTGACAGGTTGTTAATCCGGCAACCTCTGTTGTCGATAAGTTGCTGAAAGACGATCCTAACCCCGATTGGGACTACAAAGTTGAACGAGCCGGTGGTTTGTATACGGATACCTAGGCTGGCGAAATTGTCTGTGATGCCAAGGTCAACGCCAGTAATACCGGAAAGAGAACCATCATAAGCAACCACATCAAAACTTAGGGTATACCAAGTCCCCACCACAGGAGGAGTGAACTGCACGTTTTGGTTTGTCCCGGGAACGCGTCCGAGGGTGATGCTGTTGGTTCCGTTCGCCACAGACCCGTTTGCGAAAACAAAATCCGTAGCTGCATTAGTATACGATTCAGGCTGCCCCGCCACAAACGCATCGAACGTCTGCCCGCCCATCAGCCGCTTGTCAGCGATAAACCCGACCGGCGAACCCACAGCCGCAGCCGTTGCGCCCGTCGAAAGTTGGCGCATCGAGGTCAGGTCAGACGGATCGAGCCAGTAGCCGCTCTCGCCAGCAGCGAACAGGGACGCGGGGGAGAAGGCGCTAGTCAAGTAGCGCCGACGCCGATTCAGGATAGGGAGGTTAAACCCCATGCGATCCCCGCAGGACCATGATCACGTCGATGTCGTTGCCAGACCCACTGGTGATCGTCGGACGGATATAGGCCGCAGACAGCGACAGTTCGAAGTACCCAGTCGCAGCCGTGGTGGTGATGTTGTTCCCGAGGACATCCTTGGCCGTAGCCCAGTTCGTCCCGTCGTTGCTCACCTGCGCCCCGACCGTAGCGCCGCCGAAGGTACCAACAGCCTGAATGGACCCGGCAAGACCGTACTGCTGCTTGAGGGCAAACGGCGTCAGCGTGTCGCCGGTCACGGCACCTTCCCAGATCACACGGGGCACGCCGTCAATGGTCGTGTCAAACTTCGGATCAATCGTAGCCATGGGACACCCCTAGTTGTGGTGCTGTATCTTACCATGGGATGTCTGCGTACTGCAACTGAAAAGGTGCCCCCGGAGCCGGAGAGGGTGGGAGGACGGCTCAACGGGGGCGGCAGGATCAGCGCAATGATGGCTCGTATATCAGGTCCAGCCAGCAGACGCAACAGGTCTGATCTCGCGCCGCTGCGGGAGGTGCCCGGCCTCGCCGCCACTGTGTAGGTGGAGGCATAGGTACTGGAGCGCTTCGGCGACGTGGGAGTGCTTGTTCTTGTCGATGGCCCCGTCGGTCTTGGGTTTGTAGCGGTAGCCACCCATCATGGCAGCCTTGAGCGCGGTGCAGCGCGGGTCGAGCAGGAACCCCGGGTCACCGTCCACCTGCCGCATGAGGTAGTCATCGACCGCGTTGATCCGCGCCGAGACGCTGTTGGTCCGCGCCGGGATAACCCTGAACCCCTCGGCCTTGATGATGTCCACCGCGCTGCGCTCGTCGGTCTGCGCCCGCTGGATGCCCGCCGGGTCAACCACGATGAGCACCGGGGCACCACTGAAGCGCTCGTAGAGCAGCGGCTTGAGGACAGTCCGCATGAACCGCTGGATGCCCATGTCGAAGCTCACCGCCTCGGCGAGGATGAGCGCCCGCCCCCGTGGGTCCTGCTGTCCGAGGACAGCAGCAGGGGTAAGCCCGAGGTCCATCCCTACGATGATGGGCCGCATCCCGTTGACGATGGGCCGGAGCGGCTGCTTACCCATGTGGTAGTCCGGCCTGAAGTACTTGTAGACCGGCTGCCCTGCGCTGGACAGGCCGTACTCGCCGTCGATGAAGACCCGGATGTACTCCTCCGACCGCCCCTGCGTATCGTAGTACCCGTCAGGCAGGTTCTCGATATTCTCGGCGTAGGGACTGCGACCCGAAGGCTGCTTGAACACATCCCAGCCGTTGTCGTTGAACGAGACGCCGTCCTTGGGATCGAGCTTCTCGAACTGGTAGTACCACCAAGTGTCCATCGTCGGAGGGTTGGTATCACCCCACATCCCATGCCACGTCGGCCCGCCGTCCTTGGCCGACGGGAAACGACCGACACGTTTGGACATGGCATCGACGATATCAGGGTGGATGTCGCGACACTCGTTGAACCACGCGAAGGTAAGCTCCAACGAGTTCAGGTTGGCCACGTCGTCTGCGTCATCGAGAGCGCGGAACATGATCTCGCACTCCACGTCGCCGACCTTGAAGAAGTAGGTCTTCTTGGTCCGCAGCCACGTCCCGCACTGGCCCGGGGGGAACCAGTCGAGGAAGGTCTTGATCGTGGTATCTTCCAACTGCCGGGCGGTTTCACGGACCACAGCGGCACGCGTACGACGAATCCCGCGATCATCAGGCTCCTGCATCGAAGCCCTGCGGATGATCTCGAACGAGCAGGTCACAGACTTGCCCGACCCGACGGGTCCCATCAGAGCGCGCATCTTGGCGTTGCTCTCCATGAACCGTGCCCCGGTAGTCGGCGGCGTGTAGTTGATCGTCAGCGCCATGGCTCAGTGTTTCATCCTACCCTGCTCGTACTGCTCGCGCCCGTCCATCGCGTGGTGCACCCAGATGCCGGGGTCTTCCTCATCCTCGGTCGGTCTGCACCAGCAGCGCGGGTCTGCCTCGTGGTCACGCAGATCACCGACAGGGACGATGTGAAAATGGCTGGTATCGTCAGCTTCGTAGACCATCGCAGAGACCCAATCGTATATCACGGGTCACCCGAATAGCAGGACGATGTACTCAAGTCCACGCTTGCGGGTTTTGCTGATCTTGGTCTGGTAGGACCGACCCTGTTCTCGCAAGGCGCGCTCGGCAGCCACGGTGTCAGTGGCGGTCTTCAGCCGCAAACACGGCACGCCGTTATAGGTACTCGTCGCTGTCGCCACTGGTGTCCGCCTCTATGGTCACTGGGGTCGCGTCGATCATGCGGGCGTCGGCGGTGTTGTTGCCAAGGTTGATCATGATCTTCACGCCGCCCACAGCGCCACCCTGATCCTCGTTGTTCTTCGGCTCCAAGCCAGCCCACTTGACCGTGGACTTGATCAGGTCGGCCTTCACAGCGGGGGAGACGGCAGGATCGTGGATCAGCATGTAGCTCGTGGTCAGAAGCTCCTCGGCCTGCGCCCGAGCCTTGAGCCGGAACGTGATCCCCTTCTCACGGACCTCGTCGCGGTATGTCTCCACACGCTTGAGGAACACCGGGTCCTTGTTGAAGACCAGCAGGGCATTGGCGTCGATGTGATGGCGCTGCTTGATCTCGTCGAGGCTCTCGCCTGAACCCTCCAGACACAGGGCCACGTCGAACGCGAGGCGGTCGGTCCACTTGGTCAGATGAAGCGGGAGGCTGTCCATGCCACGAGGGTAGCACTGAGTCGGTAGCACTGCAAGTGGCGAGATGGGTTTTGAGAACTATACACGTTGCTTTTGAGCGGCACGAATTTTTCGGGGGTGGGGAAAACTATACATGTTGGTTTTTGGGGTGTTGGATTGTGCGGTATACTTATACCCCCACCCCTCGTTACCGCCCGATCCATGTATACCCCCCCTGCCGCAGGCACAAAAAAAGCCCGCTAGGCGCGTGGCCTAGCGGGCTAAGTCATTGATTTGATTAGGCTTTAGCGGCCAAGCCGTGCCTTGTTTGAAGCCGCCTTCGGAGCAGCATTGACCGGAGTTATCTTGAGAACCGGAGCGCGAAACTGTCCATTTCTCCCGCGCCGACGGACTGCGATCAACTCCACAGTGTTGTTTTTGCAGAGTTTTTGGAGGGCTGCCGGAGTGTAGGTTTCGCTCGGCTTGTGTCCATTAATGTCAATCCACAGTGACCACTTACTAACGGGTTTCTTCAATTCGACTAAATCCGTAACGAGATCAGAGACTTCGCTCGCATCATAGCCACCACTGCTAACAGCGCGGATTTCCACTGCACCATTGCGCTCAAAAATCGAGACTGCACCTTCATAGATAGCCATTTGACATACTCCAGTTTGTTCGCCTCGGCACCATACCTTGGCCTGTCCAGAATAGGGCAATCGCTGGCAATGTCAAGTTTTATTTTGGCCGAACCCCGTGTATACTTTTCACAGCGCTATACATAGGCATGTCTATGAATGCCATATCGGACGAAGATTTGGGCCAAAATCCAGCAGATGAAATTGGATTAATCGTGTTAAACCAACGGCTTACGCTTGGGGTCAACTGGGACGATACACCCAAGATGTATAGCGGCGATTATTTACCTAACTACACAAAGTATACGTATAGCCACAGGAAAACGCTTTTAAAACCAAGGGACTGTGGGAGTGTGTCTAGTTCTAATAATATAAATAATATAAAAAATCCAACTTTTTTGGAAATCAATCCTTTCGCGCGAGCAATTTTTCCGTTTCAATACGCAACTGAACGCTGTATACTTCACCACTCGCCCAAAATTTTTCCCATTTGCGCGTCATTATCTCCAAAAAAGTAGATTATCTATATCATTGCCGTGTTTTCAAGCACTTACAGTGGATCATTTGCCTAACTATACTAGATTGTTGCTCCATGCCTAGTTTCAACATTATCGTGGTATATCAACACCATATCACATACTTTACACAATCCAATTAAATTTCAGACGCGTTTTTATTTTAAATTTAAATTTCCGACACGTTTTTATTTTGATTATTATACGTAAAGATTAAATTTCAGACGCGTTTGAAATTTGATTGACCCGTGGCTATACACAGCCCATATGTAAATTTTAGTAGCAACGAGGCGCTTGACCTCGGCGGCGGGTCGTGGCAAAACCTCGGGGCTGGGGCGATCCTCGTCCAGTATACATAAGGAATGAAGGTTATGAACCGGACTAAGTTTACATCGTTTGATGATCTCGCTGACATTTACACCGTCTCCAAAGCACTCTCTGTGGTGCCCCGTCGTCGTCACTACCTGTCGGAAGTTGACGCTGTGTATGATTTCTCTGTGGGTCATGACTTCCTCGTGGTTGACCCGACCAGCCCCTTTGATGGCTGCTTTGTCACTCTGCTGGATAAGCATGTCCTGAAGCAGCACGGCTACACCGCCGTCGATATTACCTACAACAACGACCGCAATGTGGAGATCGCCCTGTGAAGCGGAAGAACAACAGCCGCATCGTCTATGCGTCCTTCACCAAGGGGCCTCTACAGCGCCTCGTCCTGCCCATCACTGCCCCGATCTGGGCAACTGTCCGTGATCTTGTCGGCCCTGACAGCGCTGACCGGCAGCTTGTGGGTGTCCTCGACCAATACAAATCGAAGTGGATTGACTGATGGTCGCTGCACTCGCTCCGCTCACTCTCGTCGCCTTTACCAAGGCTCTTGTCCCTGTCTCTGGATACGTCCTCGACATCGCTTGGAAGGACGGCCTGCCGTTGGACGTGGCCCTTTCAGAGACCACACCGGAGGCTCCCCTGTGGAGCCTCTTTGACCTGCTCGATGCTTGGGGCATCGGCTATTACTTCATCGTGGAGACTACCCATGACGCGTAAAGTTACACAATACATCGACGCTGACACCTACCAGAACGTCGTCGAGCAGACCGGCTATGAGGCATATTACAAGGCCATCGGCTATCTCTCAAGTTGGAGCCTCGGTTCGGACAACTACCCCGAAGTGGCGCTCTATGCCTGTGGTGATGGCGAACTCTATGCCCACTACATCAGGCCGGACAACACAGTCGGCTATGTCCTTGGCGCTGTAT